CTGGTGATTGATCCCCAGGACATCCAAAAACTTGCCGCTTTGGGGTGCAATTTAAAAGAGATCGCAGACTTCTTTGGTGCCAAACCAGACACCATCAAACGCAATTTTGCGGATTATATACAAAAAGGACAATCAGAACTGCATATCAGTCTAAGACGTGCTATGATTCATAATGCGTGTAGTTTAAACAATGCTACAATACAGATATGGCTGAGTAAGAATATGCTGGGCATGAGAGATGACCCCACGCACACAGATGAGGTGAAACCCTTGCCTTGGGTGGAACGCAAACCCATACAAGAAGCTGAAGCTGTAATTGGCAAAACAAGTGATTTACAAATTCAAATATAAGTGTTAATATGAACAACAAACTAGGAGCAACAATGCCAACAAAAACAGCCATAAAAACAGCAATCAAAGAGATTGTTAAAAATACGCCTACCAGATCCAAACCATCTCAATTAGAACTCGCAATCAACGCAGAATGTGACAGTGGTCACAGTGACAGAGACATCATAGCCACAGTGATTCATTTGCTCACACTGTATCGTCATCACAATCCCAACTCATAATTTTATGAACACAGCAATCAGCGAATATCAATCCACAGTGGACAGTATTCTGCCCACCATACAAGCCATTAAAAACATCAAACTGAAGTATGGCCAAAACTGGCCCACAGATTCTGCAGAGCACTTGGATCTATGGAAAAATTATTTGCACCAACTGAGTGGTGACACCATGACCCGTCTGGTGGAAATGATGTCAGACATAATGATACAAAGACCAGACTTGTTGAATGACAAATTCAAAGACTATATCAAAGGTTGTGCTGAAATCATAGCCAATCATCAGCAGTCACCCAAGATGAATGTGAAAGGCACTCGTGTATTGGACAATGTGTTGGACACAGACAAACACAGTCACAAGGACAGAACTCATAAAAAATGGATGTTTGTGTTCATTGTGGAATTGCATGATTTTTTTGTGCAGATTAACAATGACAATTACTACAACAAAATACAACAACAAACTGTGTTTAGAAAGTTATTTGAATTGAAACATGGTAATCAAAAAGACTAGAATACCCTATCAGGCCAACAGTACAGAGCGTATGGCCAGAGATCTCAATCACTGTGACAATTGCGGTCATCTCAAACATTGTGACACACATCTCTGGGGCACACAGCTGGGAGGAGATTTGGTTACCACTTACACTAAATTCATGCCCAACTACTATATGATCTGTTTCACTTGTCAATGTGTCAAATGCAAAGGTTCACAATGAAACACAGACACCTCAGCATGAGAGAATGTCACAAAGTGTTGGATTGGTATCAATCCAAATATCGCACCCTGTGGTGCATAGAATATCCAGAAGTGCATTGGCCAGAAAGATTGGATTGGTGTCTGTTGGCAGAAGCAGAGCTGTCACTGAGAAGCAGATTGAATCACACAGACAATCATTACACAGCACATCAACTGTGGCAACAGTCTGAACAGAATCGTCGCAAATTAGTGATCACAGACTACTATCTGATTGAGTGGCCTTCAGACTCATTCAATCTAGCACCAGAACACTTGTACCTATGGTTGCTGTTGAATTGGGTGGTAAATAAAAGGCATCCATCATGATCAGACTGCTGTACTACATCAACCATAAAATCACACAATATCTGTGGCGCCATGAGCAAAAGCGTCGCCAATCACGCCATAAAAAATAATCCTTCAGAATCAATGGGTTAGCAATCACCCGCTTGTATTGCGGATTCTTTGGTATTGATTTATTGGTATTGGTGGTGCTATACTGATAGTATAACAACAGTAGGAGAATGTATGGGACAGGCAAAGAGAAGAGGCACATACGAAGACAGAGTGAAGCAGGCAGATCAATCAATGACTTTTCAACACAAAGGCATTGATTTATTTTTTAAAAACATCAGCACAGAAGATTTATATCATTTAGCAGGCGTTCTGAATTCGTTGAAGCTAACAATGAACGGGCACATTTTAGTTTGGAAATCAAACCTAAAGTATAATGCTGTCACGTGTTTCTACCCAGAAACTTCAGACAATATGAAAAAAATCTTAAACGGTCTGAATCAGAATAGAATGTTAGGCGAGGATTTAGCCAGAATTCATAATGAAGAAAAAAATACTGATATCATATATGAGGGCAGTGAATTTTACCTTACAAATTTTGATAACAAAGATCAGATAAAAATTTTTACAAAAGAAATTAACAAAATTAAGGAGACCGCACAATGAAAAAATTAATGATTCGTAGATTGATTAAAGATTTAAGATGTCAAAATTTTACCTGGAAACAAATAAAAGCCGTATTGTCTTGCTTAGAAGAAGGCCCTTATAATGAAGAGTGGTTTAAGTCCGCACAATAACCCACTGAAAATCAACACCTATTTGTTACCAATTTAGGTTGATTTATTGGTAAGGGTGGTGCTATACTGATAGTATGAAAATAAAAAGAAAACTAAGAACAAAAGACTATCTGACCAGCACTACCAAAAGAGCTGGCATTGTGATTAGAAACCAAACTGAACAAAATTTTGTAGATAAAGTGCGTGAATGTCATCAATACCTTAACACACATTTAGAGTTGAATACCACATTAAACATTGAAAGACATCTGGCCTGGGGCAGAGACACTTGGTATGCTGGTTATTATTGTCAGTCAGATAATTTGGTAAACATTAATTTTGAAAGACTGTATGGATTTGAATTAAAAGATATATTAAGAGTATTGTGTCACGAAATGAGACACGGATTACAGCACGCCAAAGGTTGGTTTGGTGATCCAAATTCAGATAGATTTAGAACTGTGTCTTACAGAAGCAAAGGAAGAATAGAGTCAGACTATTGGAAGGGCAAACGGTATGATAGATGGGCTTACAAAGATTGTCCTTGGGAAACAGATGCTAGAGCATATGAACAGCCATATTATAATCTTTTAACCAAAGCAAATCTTATCACAAAAGAGCAAGGGCAAATGTCTATGCCTGGTGACAAACATCAACGCATAGATCATTCAGAATACGAAACTTTGATTCGCAAAAAATACAACAGAGATGACACTCAACGATTTGTTGCTTATGAAGATTCTAGCATTGTTAGAAAACAAAAATCAGCATTGATTCACAGCAAATATGAGAAATTGTTTAAAGCATATGGTTATTCTTTTAACACAGAAACTAATAATTGGTTTAGTAAAAAATCACACACAGCCGCACAAGCCAAACAATTTAACAAATTGTGGGCACAATACAAAAAAGAAGACAAACACAAACAGAGAAAAGATGGTTGCGTGGTTGTGGGGGTGTCAGAACTTCCTAAAGAATATACCAGATGGAATCAGAAGTCTTTTGACTATTATTACGCCAATGAAGATAAATTTGTTAATAATTTTATACCATATCCCAAATACAATCTAACATTTAGGGACTTAACTTGCTAACAATAACCCATTGAAATCAAACACCTATTTTGGTAAGAAATTGGTTGATTTTTTGGTAATCAGGTGTTAATATAATAGTATAAACAACAACAATAAGGAAAAACAAAATGGCACAAACAAAACAAAAAAAACCAAGTGTGGCAGACATATTGGCAGACCCAATATTCAAGCCATCACTAAAAGAACGATTAGAAGTGGTTGCTAATCACAGAATAGATGCTCGTGATTTTATACGAGATGTGATAGAAGGTATCTACAAAAGTGCAATAATTTTTGGTAACCCTGGCACAGGCAAAACCACATTGGTCCAATCAGCATTGGAAGAATATGGGCTGGTGAAAGGCAAAGATTATCTTGTGGCTAGATCACACATCACACCCACGCAATTATATATTGCTCTGTATTATACCAGAAGAAAAGGTCAATTTCTTGTGATGGACGACTGTGACACTATCTTAACGTCTGAAATAGGCTTGAATATGTTAAAAGCCGCCACAGATCAAACATTTCGCGAGATGAGATATGACAGTAATTATAATTTGTCTGGCGGGTTAGAATCTATACCCAACAATTTTGAGTATAATGGCACTGTGATTATCACAACCAATATTTTACCACAGACAGGCAAAAGCAGAATGGCCCAGCATATGGACGCCATAAGATCTCGTTGTGTGCCGTTTGCACTGCATTCCAAAAATAATATGGACGCCTACGCACATCTGTTTCATATGGTGTATGAAAACGATATGTTAAAAGTAGAATTTCCAAATCTAGATTGGAACAAAAAGGTAACACTGTTAAAATTTGTTCTTAACAATATAGACAGCATAAGGAAATTAGATCTGCGTAAACCAGGTCATATCATAAGAACAATGTTGAAGCACCCTGACTCTTGGGAACGCAAAGCATTGAACATATTGAAAACAGCATAATGGTTAAAAACATTAGATTTGCCACAGTCCAGGACTATCTGGACTGTGACAATGTTAGACGCACTGCTGTTTGGGCTTGGCCAGAATCTCAGAGAAACACCCCAGAATATAGAAAAATGTTGCGTGAAAAACGTTGGGGCGTTAATTATGTAAGATTACCAAAAAATAATGCAAGAAAAATTAGGAGTAAAATTTTACACCCTGATGGTCGTTGGTCCAAAGAAGCAAGAATTAAACACAGTGAATGTGTAAAAAATTACTGGTCTAATGCAAATTATAAAAAGAAAATATTAGAACAAAGAAATAGTCCTGAGTATAAAAAAATGCTTTCAGATCGCATAAGACAAAAACAAAAAATGAATAAAGAACCCGCACAATAATTTGGTAATCTAACAGATTGACCTTTGTGAGACCGTGTAGTAATATATAAACAACAACCAGGAGAACCAAATGTATCAAGCACAAGCCGTATTAAAGACACCCACCCAAGACCAATTCAACCCAGCAGGTTTTGCCATTGAGGTAGAACTCACACCTGTGACAGATGAGGTCACTGAGGCTTCTATGAGCCGTATGTATGAGATAATCAATCAGGGCCGTTGTGATGGCTTTATCATTGATTTAGGCGACAACAAAAAGAAACACATTATTAAAAGTTAGATGAGCCAACCACAGCAGTTCTCCTACGCAGAATGGTTGTACCATATGGACGGTGGTGACGCAGTGTATAGTTCAATTGAATTGTGGGCCAATCAGAAACAATATCGTTTGCCCACTGAGCACAAAGCACCGTTAAACCCCCAATCAATTCACACAGAAAAGAATCAATCTTAAGCACTGTTTCATCAGGTCCATATAAATACAGCATATGGAAAACAAATTCAAATACGCCAGAACACCCACCAGCAAAAGAAGATGTCTTCATCTAAGACGTTTTCAGGACCCTGTACAGCACGACAAATACTATGCCTACCTCAAACACAAAGCACAAGCCGCACACAGACAAGAGCCACATCGCTTGAGCTGGGCACAATGGGAAATATTATGGTCTGATTCACTGTGGAGCCGCAGAGGGCGTGGACCCCGCAGCCTTAGACTCACACAAAAGAATCCCAAATTGGGTTGGAGTTTGAAGAACTGTGAAGTGGTGGAACACGGCACACATATGAGCAAAATTAATCTAGCAAGAACTGAGGCAAAGAAACAGAATGCTGGATCCATTTGATCAACTGAATCGTCACACAGACGAACTGCTGGCACAGAAGCAGATGCTGTTGGTATTGGCAGACAGTCACAACAGATTGAATGCACAATTGAATGTGATAAAAGAACAACACGATCGTCTGATCACTTCTTTAAACACGCTCACAGAACATCTTGTTAAAAGTGATAGAAAATTTAAAATAATGCCAAATGATCCTCAGTAAAACACAACAACAGGTAGCAGATTCCAAAAAACGATTCAAGCTGGTCACAGCAGGTCGTCGTTGGGGCAAGACCTTCTTAAGCATCAGAGAGATTGCCTATCAGGCCAGAGAACCCAACAAACTAATATGGTATGTGACCAGTTCCTATCGTGCTGCCAAAATGATTGTGTGGAAAGAATTAAAAAACAGACTGTTGGATCTCAGATGGGTACACAAGATTAATGAATCTGAACTGAGTGTGAGCTTAAAAAATGGCAGTCTAATCTGTCTCAAAGGTTCTGAAAATGCTCAGCAGTTGAGAGGAATTTCTCTTACCTATTGTGTGATAGATGAAGCCGCACAGGTGCATCCAGATGTTTGGATGGAAGTGATCAGACCAGCACTGGCAGACCAACAAGGAGGAGCACTGTTTATTACCACTCCATTGGGCAAAAGCAATTGGACCTATGAATTGTTTCAACAGGCACGACTGTTGCCAGATCTTTGGGATGCCTATCAATTCAGCACATTGGAAGGTGGATTTGTGACCGCAGCAGAAATAGAGAGTGCCAAACAAGACATGAGTGAGCGTCAATTTAGACAGGAGTTTTTGGCCACTTGGGAAGATGCTGCCAGCAGAATAGCTTGGGCATTTGACAGAGAGAAAAATCACAAAGAACTAATCAACCCAAACACTGCACAATTAGAAGTGGGTATGGATTTTAACGTTCAACCTATGTGTGCTGTGATTATGGTGCGTGAAAAAAATATATTGTATGTGATAGATGAAATACAAATACCCAATTCAAACACACAAGAAATGGCCAATGAATTGAGGATCCGTTATCCTTTGAGTCAGATCACAGTTTATCCTGATCCTTCAGGGTCGTCTAGACGTTCATCTGCCAATGGACTCACAGATCATACCATACTGCAGAATGCTGGATTTATTGTGCGGGCACCACGCAAACACGATGCTGTAAGAGACAGAATCAATGCCACCAATGCCAGATTCTGTTCAGCAGACGGTGTAAGGCACTTGTTTATCAGCAAAAAGGTTAAATATGTGATAGATTCTTTGGAAAAGTATACCTACAAAGAAAGCACCCAACAGCCTGACAAAGACTCAGGACACGACCATATGTTTGATGCTCTCAGTTATGCAGTGGCCTATATGTTTCCTCTGAAAAGAGACCAAGATTCAACCAATCAAAAACCACGCTGGTGGAGACATCAAGTGGAACAACAATAGAAGGACTCAACTATGCTGTCATCAGAACAAATTATTCTACAAGTAAATAAAGTAACCGCAGGTAACCTTACCTACATCACATATCAACCCAGATGGAAGGCGCTGTTGGACGCATATTTGGGCGGTGCAGAATACCGCAAAGGCAAATACCTAACCAAGTATCAATTGGAGACTGCACAAGAATATGGTGCTAGATTGGACAACACTCCATTGGAGAATCATTGCCAAAGCATAGTGAGTGTGTACAAATCATTTTTATTTAGAAAAGAACCTCAGAGAGATTTTGGCAGCATTGAAGGTATGCCAGAATTGGAAGATTTTATTGCAGATGCAGACATGGATGGTCGCAGTCTCAATGCTTTTATGAAAGATGTGGCCACTTGGAGTTCAGTGTTTGGTCATTGTTTTATATTGGTGAGCAAACCCAACGTGGGAGCAGTCACTCGTGCTGAAGAACAGCAAGTGGGTGCCAGACCTTATGTGAGTCTATTAACACCATTGGTGGTGCTGGATTGGTATTTCAAACGTGAAGCCACAG